CGCGGGCCCGGGCCCCCCGCGGCTCCCGGCCCGACGGCGTTCCCCCGCTGGATCCCGCCCCGCCTGCCGATCCGCAAACGCCGCCTGAAACCCCGCCGCCTGCCGAAACCGATGGCGGCCAGGCGGGCGAAGGCGAGACCCCGCCGCCTGCCGGGCAGGACAAAGAGCCGGCCAAAGGCCGCGGCGGCCGCAAGGGCAGCGCTAAGGACTAGGCCATGTATATCACGCGCGAGGATATTCGGGTGGCAGTCAATCCGGCCGAGCTGACGCAGTTAACCAACGACGAGATGGCTGATTTCGCCACCGCACAGCCTGACTGGGCGGTGGTGGACCGAGCCATCGAGTACGCCTGCGAGATGGCCGACGGCTACCTGATGGGGCGCTACACGCTGCCTTTGGAGCCGGTGCCGACCATGCTGCGGCTATGGTGTACCGACTTAGCCCGCTACTGGCTGCACAAGCGGCGCCTGAACGGTGCGGATTTCCCGAAAGAGCTTCAGGCCGCCTACGACGACGCCACCCGCCTGCTCGGCCACGTGCGCGACGGCAAGCTGCATTTGGGTGTGCGTGGCACAGCCGAAGCCACCGAGAAACTGCAACCCGAGGGCGGCGCCTACCATGTGCGCGCCAAAGCCAAACAGGACTGGAGCGGATACTGATGGCCGCCACCCTCCCCATCCTCAAAGACGTGGCCGCCCACATCCAAAGCAAGATGCCGGATGTGGAGACCCGGCTATTTCCCGATGACCCTAAAACCTACCGCTTTGTCCACCCCAAAGGGGCGGTGCTAGTGGGTTATCAGGGCAGCAGCTTTATCAAACCGCACGATACCCACGCCATCGTGCAGCAGCGCACGCTGACTTTGCATCTGACCGTATTCGGGCGCGGTGTCCACAATGACGCCGGCACGCTGGAGCTGCTCGACAGGCTGCGCTTGGCGATCACCGGCCACAAACCTGTGGACTGCAACAAAATCCATCTGCAGGCCGAGTCTTTTGTGGATGAGGGCGGCGGCGTGTGGCAGTACCAGTTGCTTGTGCAAACCGAAACCCAGCAGGTCGAGCTTGTTGAGGAGCCGCCCAAACCGAAGGTGAGCGCACTGTATCTGCGCGGCCCGGGCGAGCCCCTCGATCCCAACATCAAACCCCAAACACCATAAGGAGATGATTTATGGCAGCAGCATTCCACCACGGGACAGAGACCATCCGCATTGACGGCGGCTCCAGCCCCGTTTACACCGTCGACGGCGCCATCACGGCGATGGTCGGCACCGCGCCGGTCGGCAAGGTCAACGAGCTGACCGTGTGCCAAACAGTCAAAGACTTCGCCCAGTTCGGCGGCCAGCTTACCGGCGCGGGCTTTACCCTGCCCGATGCAGCCAACATCTGGACACGCTACGGCAGCGGCGCGGCCTATGTGGTCAACGTGTGCGACCCGGCCAAGCATAAATCCAGCGTAACCGACGAGGCGTTGACGGTCGATCCCGACACCCTCGCCGCCAAAACCGCGCACCCGGCCATCCAAAGCGGCTATGCCGTATCCGACGGCGCCACCGCACTGGCCGAGGGCACCGGCTACACCCTCGACACCCTGACCGGCGACATCGTGTTTGCCGCCAAACCTGCCGACCCGAAAATCAGCTACACCTACACCGACCCGGGCAAAGTAACCGAGGCCGACATCCTCGGCGCCTATGTGGCCGCCACCGGCAAACGCACCGGCTTGGAGCTGTTGACCGAGGGTTACACCCGCTTCGGTGCGGATGCCAAAATCCTGATTGTGCCCGGGTACGACAAAACTGCGACCTGCGCCGCAGCGATGATTGCCAAAGCCGACAAGCTCAAAGCCATCGCCTACATCAGCGCGCCCAAAGGCACGACCTTGAGTCAGGCACTGGAAGGGCGCGGCCCGCTGGGCAGCATCAACTTCCAAACCTCATCCGACCGGGCGCAGCTGTTTTTCCCGCACGTGGTGGGGTTGTTGGGCTTGGAAAGCCTGGCCACCCACGCCGCCGGCCTGCGGATGCAGACCGACGTGGAGAAAGGCTACTGGTGGAGTATTTCCAATCAGGAATTGAAAGGCGTAACTGGCGCCGAAGTCAGCCTGACCGCACGTGGCGACGATCCGCAGTCTGAGACCAACCGCCTCAACGAGAAGGGCATTACCACCGTATTCAATTCCTACGGCAGCGGTTTCAAGATGTGGGGCAACCGTTTGGCCTGCTTCCCCAGCGTGAGCCATATCAAGAATTTTGAAGCTGCCCAGCGCACCGGCGATGTGATTGACGAGAGCCTGCGCCGCTATGCGCTGCAGTATGTGGACCGCCCGATTGACGACGTCCTGCTCGACAGCCTGATTGAGGGCTACCGCGTGTATTTCGGCACGCTCAAATCCATCGTCGGCTACTCGGTCGGTCTCGACTACGATTACGATTTGGCCGATGCGTTTTCCAAAGGCCAAGTGCCGATCAAATACGACTACACGCCCAAGCTGCCTGCCGAGCGCATCACCAATACCAGCGTGATGACCCGCAAGTATCTGGTCAACCTAACCGGCAGCGCCGGCCAATAAGGGAGGGATAAGCAATGAGTATCGAATTGAATGTAATCTACAACGCCGCGCTGTACCTGAACGGCAACTCGCAGATCGGCCGTGCCGGCGAAGTGAAACTGCCCGAAATCGAAATCGAACAGGATGAGTTCAAAGGCTTGGGGATGCATATCGGTATCAGTCTGCCGATGGGCATCAAGGTGGGTGAGAGCGAGATCACTTGGAACGGCTTTTACCCCGATGCGTTCCGCATCGCGTTCAACCCGTTCCAAGCCCAGCAGCTGATGATCCGCGCCGACGTGCAGACCCACAACGCCCTCGGTCGCGTGGACGAGCTGCCGCTGGTGGCTACCTTAACCGGGCAGTTCAGCAAGTCGCCGCTGGGCACCTACAAGCCAAAAGAGCGCGCCGAATTCTCCAGCACCTTCTTGGCTCATGCCGGCAGCATCAAACTGGCCGGGCGCGAAATCCTGTATTTCGACGCCTTTACCAACCAATACCGCGTGGACGGCGCGGATATGCTAGCCAAGTTCCGCAGCAATTTGGGGCAGTAATTTCTTAAAACGTTTTCAAAGACCGCGGACAAAATCCGCGACACAATCCCTGCACACTGCAATGTGCAGGGATTGTTATTTACCGGCGGCATTTTTTTCAGCCGCGCCGCCCGGCATTTTGAAAAAGGATTGCAAAAATGGCACAGAACGAAGCGCAACAGGTACAGAACAAGCTGGGTTTGACCGAAACCATCAGGCTGGTGCAGCCGGTTGAAACCCCGGACGGCCCCGTTACCGAGCTGACCGTCCGCCGCGTATTGGTAAAAGACTACCGCAAAGCCGCAGAAAAATACCCGAACAACGGCGCCTTGCAGCAAATCGAAGTGCTGGCCGCCGCATCCGGGCTGATGACTGAAGATTTCGAGAATTTGTGCTGGGAGGACTTTACCAAGCTGCAGACATTTTGTACCGGCGCAGCTTGATTGGGACGACTACCACCGGGCCGCCGCCGATATGGCCTGGTGGTTTGGCTTCGCACCGAGTGTGATGGAGGAGATGTCGCCGGAAGAGATTTTAATTTGGCAGGAACAGGCCAACCGGCAGGTTAAAGCGAAGTATTCGAAGCTGTAACGGACGGTTTGCGATGCCGCAGGCCGCGACCTGCAGAAACAACACCGGCCAGCACAAAGCTGATGACGGCTGCGGCAATGGCAAAGGCGATGCCGCCGAAGAACAGGATAAGCAGGCCGAGGACTATAGCCGCAACAAAGCTGCCGGTGTTAACCCACAGGCAGATGAAACCGACTACACCGCCCACCACCAAGATGCCGCCGAACAATACGGCAGCCAGTGAGGCGGTGTAGTCGTTATCGAAATCAAGTCTGTTCGTATCCATAAGCGCATTTTAAACACAGGTAGTATTGTATGGCAAAGGAATTACTGGTCGGCGTGGTGGTTGGCGCCACCTTAAAAGCCGGATTTACCACAGTCTTTGGCCGAGCCGAAAAAGCAGCCAAAGCACTGGGGGACGAAATCAAAAATGCCACCCGTGCCAATGAGGCATTCGGGCGGGCAATTCGTGCGCGGATAGCATTGAATCCGACACGCGAACTATCTGGCCAGAGCCGGGCGTTTGCTGCCATGACGGTGCAAATTGACCGGGCAACCCGAGCTCAAAACAACCTGAACCGAGCCATTGCCGGGCAAAAGGCGGCAACGGAACACCGCCGCCAGCTGCGCTCGGATATGGTAGAGACAGCAGGGCACGGCATGGTGTTGGCCGCGCCGATTATCGGCTCGGTACGAAAATTCATGGAACAGGAGGCTGCTTCCGCCGACCTGAAAATCTCCATGATGCGCCAAGACGGCAGCTTCGGGCGGTTTGAGGAAATCGACCGGCTGGCCACCCAATGGGGTGCCGCCCTGCCGGGTAACAAGACTGATTTCACACAGATGGCACTCGGCCTGAAAAGCCAAGGTATTTCCGACGCCACCATCATCAACGGCGGCGGGCTGGCCACCGCCCGCCTGAATACCGTAATGGGCATTCCTGTGGCAGATGGCAGCTTTTTCGCCAAAAACATGGAAGCCCACGGGATCAAGGAAAGCGAGCTGCTCCAATCCGCCGATCTGACCCAACGTGCCTACTTTGCTGCTGGCCTGACCAAAGAGGATATGTATCAGGCGATGGCCTACTACGCACCCAAGGTCAACACGCTGGGCATGACCGGCTTGGAAAACCAAAAGCAGATTTATGCGGTTGAAGGGCTGTCCGCCAACAAAGGGCTGGAGGGCTCCAGCTTCGGTACCAACTTCAGCATGATGCTGAGCCAGCTTTCCAAAGGGCCGCAGATGATTGAGATGGCCACGCGAGGCATGAAGGCGGAAACCCGTGAGATGCTGGAAGCCTCGGGTGCCAAGTTTGAGTTTTTTAATAAGAACGGCAGTATGAAATCGCTGCGCGAGATTACAGGCGAGCTGGAACGAGGTTTCGGGCAAATCCGGGCCAAATATGGCGACAAAGGCGTAATGGATGTGGCCGACGCCATGTTCGGGCAGGAAGGCGGCCGAGTGGCCTCCATTTTGGGGCAGGCAGGCTTGAAAGGGTTTGACGCCATGACTGCCAAGATGGAGCAGCAGGCATCGTTGGACGACCGTATCAAAGTGAAAACCGGCACGCTGTCCGCCTCAATCGAGGCACTCGGCGGCACCGTAGAGAATACTGCGGCTTCCTTTGGAGAAGTGTTTGCCCCCGACATCAAGGCATTTGCCGAGCAGGCGCAGAACACAATCGACCAATACGTTATGCCGTTTATCAGCCAGCATAAAACGGCCATTAAAGTGGTTACCGGTTTTGTGTTGGGGCTGTTTGCTGTGAAGCTGGCCGGGCTGGCCGCCGCCTACGGGCTGTCGCTGATGTTTTCGCCCGTGCGCAGTCTATGGATAGGCTTCCGTAAATTTCAGGCGCTGCGCAGCCTGTTCGGCCTGTTCCGGTTGCGCGGTTTGAGCCGCAGTACTGCTCTGCTGCGGGCGTTTGGGGTGTCATCGAGGACTGCCGCTCGTGCTGGAACACTTATCGGGCGCGTCAGCGCGCCGATTTCGGCGGTCTTTACCAAGATCGGCGCAGCACCGGGCGTGCTCGGCAAGTTGAGCACTGCCTTCGGCATGGCCGGGCGCGGAGTGCTGATGCTGGGGCAAACCCTGCTGACCACGCCGATCGGCTGGATGGTGCTGGCTATCGCCACCGCTGCATTCCTCATCTACAAATACTGGGGACCGATCAAATCATTCTTTACCGGAGTATGGGAAGGGATTAAAGAAGGCTTTGCACCAGCCATGCCGATACTGGAAGGTTTCTGGAACGGGTTAAAAGAGCTGGGGCAGGCTGCGGCCGAAGTGTTCGCACCGCTGTTGAATTGGCTGGGCGAGTTCTTTACCGCCAATACTGAGGGTTCGGCAGCCGCGCAGAGCTTCGGACAGATGGTCGGTACCGTGTTAGGTGGCTTTTTGGCCGGAGTGGTACAGACCGGAGCGATGATTGTGGATGGCTGGCGCATGATTTTCGACACTCTGTTCGGTGCGGTGGATGCCGCGTGGACGGAAATCAAAACCGCCTTCAGCGGCGGTCTGACCGGCATTCTCGGCCTGATTCTCAACTGGTCGCCGCTGGGTGCGTTTTATACCGCCTTTGCCACGGTGTTGAGCTGGTTCGGCATTGAGCTGCCGGCCAAATTCACGGAGTTCGGCAGCAACATTATTTCGGGGCTGTGGAACGGCCTGAAAGCCAAGTTTGAGGAGGTCAAAGCATGGTTTACGGGCGTGGCTTCGTGGTTCTCGTCCAAATTCCAAACAGCCAACCAAATCCACTCCCCTAGCCGCCTGTTTAAACGTTTCGGCGGCTGGATGATGGAGGGGCTGCACATCGGTTTGAACCGGGGCTCTGCCCGCCCGCTCGCCACCATCGGCGGCGTGGCCTCCGATTTGCAACAGCGTTTCAGTTCCCGCTCGGGCAGCCTCTCGGCCGAGCTGGCCGCTTCGATGCGGGCCAATGCCGATGAGTTTGCGGCGGCGCGCTCGCCGCCGGCGGGCGGCGGGGGGACCGGCCACTTCAACCCGCCCACCCACCCCCCG